CTATGGTGGTTGCACTCTCTGCTCGGCTTAACTGCCCACCTTGCCCCTGCCGGAAACGGTGGGGGCTTTTTTGTTTAAAAAAATACAAAATAGTTGTTGACGGGGTGTTGCGTACGATGTATCTCTGGTTTCAGGAAAAAGAAACCAACCACGGAGACTGAAAATGACCAAGATCAACCTCTACACTGTCCGCGCAGACGAAATCGAACATGGTATGTTTGTTGTTATGGCTAAGGCCGCTGATGGCCGTTGGTTGTATCACGAAGGCCCAAAGAACTTTGCGTTCTTCACCGAGCAAGAAGCAAATGATCTGGTTGCCCGCGTTATCAAAGCTGGTCAGGTCAACGAGCAGTTTTGGCTTTCGGGTGGCACGGGTTACGGTACATCCGAGCATGAGTATTACCTGATGGAATGCGAGTATTACGAACGCTGATCGAAACGGGGGCTTCGGCCCCCACCAACCCCAACCACATGGAGATTAAAATGACCTGCACACTTCCCACTGGCTACGCGAACCTGATCGGCTACACCGATGTCCAACCCTTCGAAATCCTGTCGGTCAGCAAGTCTGGCAAGCAGATCGTCATCCGCGAGATGGACGCGCAGCGCGACCCCTCGTGGGTGCCTGACTTCGTAGCTGGTGGTTTCACTGCTAACTGCGCCAACCAAGAGGACCAGCGTTGGTTCATTGTGGCCAGCGAAACCAACCCCGCAATCAAAGCCTACAAGCGCGCCGATGGTTACTTTTGGTCGGCCTACGGTCGGCACCGTGTCGCCCGCGAACCGCGCAAATTCTACGACTACAACTTCTAAGATTGGGGGCTTTGGCCCCCATCTATCCTTTTTGAGATGGTGATGCTATATTGTGTGCATCCTATCTATGAAAGGGCTATATCATGGCAGGCGGCAGGCCGAAAACACCGTTCGATCAAGACATCGCGGATCAAATCTTAGAGGCTATCGCTGGTGGCGTTGGCCTCATAAACTTTTTAGAAGCCAACAAAGAAACCATGCCGTCTTATCCAACCGTGCGGAGATGGCTGCGGGAAGAGCCGGAGTTTCTTTCAGACTATGCGCGCGCGCGTGAGGACCAAGGCGATTACGATGGCGACCTGATCCGTGAATGCGCTTTGAAGGTCATGTCGGGCGCTTTGGACCCCAATGGCGCAAGAGCTGCAATGGATGGTTTGAAGTGGAACGCGGCGCGCAGGCAGCCCAAGAAATACGGCGACAAGGTCGAGATTGCCACCATTGGCACGATGCAGGTGAGCCACACACTGACGATTGACCACCTGTCCATTGATGAGCTTGACGTGCTGGAAAAGGCGCTGGGCGGTGCCTGATAAGACCTATGTGATGACCGACATCCACGGTCGGCTGACAGAGCTTGAGGCCCTGTTGGCGCGTATACCGCACGGCGCACGGCTGGTGTTTCTGGGGGACTATGTGGATCGTGGTTCACAATCTCGTGAAGTGGTGGCGCTGGTGCGGTCGCTGCCCAATGCCGTGTGCCTGCGTGGCAATCACGAAGACATGGTGGCTTTCCCCGATCCGCGCATGTGGATGGAAAATGGCGGGGCCTCGACCCTGCTGTCCTACAGGCACCCGCTGACGGGCGATCTGGAACATGCCGCATTGCAGCATGACATTGACTGGTTTCGCAGCCTGCCGCGCATCCATGAGGATGAACGGCGCGTGTATGTACACGCTGGCGTACATCCGGCCTACGATCTAGTCGACCAGCCCGAAGCGTACACGCAACTGTTCCGCTACCCCGAAGGCTATGACGGCAGCTATCGGGGCAAGATGGTGGTGCATGGTCACACGCCTGGCGTCTTCCAAGGGCGCAGCCGCGTGTGCCTTGATGCGGGCCACAAGAAGCTGTGCTGCGGGGTGTTTGACGATCACGGGCTGGTGGAACTGCTATGGGCGTGATCACGCTTGCACGGCCAATAGACAAGGCTGCCACGCTGCGGGCAATCGAAAAGCGCCGTGCGGAGATGTCGCTGGCGGCGTTTGTCAAATCAGCGTGGCACGTCATTGAACCCAACCAACCCTACGTCGAGGGCTTCCACATTGAGTTCTTATGCGCCCACCTTGAAGCGATCACCGATGGCATTCTTAACGACGATGGGACGTACTACAACCGCCTGCTTGCCAACGTCCCGCCAGGCACCATGAAATCCCTGCTGATCGGCGTGTTTTGGCCCGCGTGGGAGTGGGGGCCGCGCAACATGCCCCACCTGCGTTACGTCTGTGCCAGCCACAGCCTTGAGCTTGCGATCCGTGACAGCCTGCGGATGCGGCGCTTGGTGACAAGCGAATGGTATCAGGGCCACTGGGGCGACCACGTCACGATCACGGGCGACCAGAATGCCAAGGCGAAGTTTGAAACCACGGCCACGGGATCGCGGCAGGCCTGCGCGTTTACGGGGATCACTGGGTATCGCGGGGATAGAGTTATCATCGACGATCCGCATTCTGTGGACGATGCTAACAGCGATGCCAAGCGCGAGAGCGTCACCACGCTGTTCAAAGAGGCCGTCACCAGCCGTCTAAACAACCCCGACCGATCCGCCATTGTGGTGGTGATGCAGCGCCTGCACGAGCGGGATGTGTCGGGCGTGATCCTCGAAAACGAGATGGGCTACGACCACATCATGCTGCCCATGCGCTTTGACCCTTCCCGCCAATGCGTGACAAAGCTGGGCTATGCCGACCCGCGCGAAGAGGACGGCGAACTGCTGTTCCCCGACCGCTTCCCGTTGCACGTTGTCGAGCGCGACGAAGCGGCCATGGGGCCATACGCGACCGCAGGGCAATACCAGCAAAGCCCCGAACCCCGTGGTGGTGGCATCGTCAAGGACCAATGGTGGCAACCGTGGGACAAAAGCGAATACCCCGCTATCGAATACATCGTGGCCGCACTCGACACCGCCTACACCACCAAGGCTGAGAACGACCCATCGGCCCTGACGGTCTGGGGTGTGTTCAGCGCATCCGCCGAGCAGGCATCGACCCGCATGGTGGATCGCTACGGTCGGCCCATTGAAAGCGCCACCAGCAGCCAGTCCGAGGCGCTGGGCGCAACCGCCAAGGTGATGATGATGTACGCATGGCAGGACCGCTTGGCCATTGGCGATCTGGTCGTCAAGGTCGAGGAAATCTGCGCCCGCATGAAAGTGGACACGTTACTGATCGAAAACAAAGCGGCAGGGCACAGCGTGGCGCAGGAACTGCGGCGCGTGTTTAACACCGCCAAGTTCGGGGTTCAAATGTACGACCCCAAGACGCTAGACAAGGTGGCAAGGCTGTATAGCATTCAGCACATCTTCAGCGAGGGCATGGTGTTTGCGCCCAATAAGGACTGGGCCGAGATGGTTATCAGACAGACATCATCCTTTCCCCGTGGGGCGCATGACGACCTAGTCGATACAGTGTCAATGGGGTTGAAACACTTGCGCGATGTGGGTATGCTCACAAGGGCACCAGAACGCATGGCAGAGATTGAAGACGGTCGCGCCTTCCATGGCAACCAAGACGTGCCACTGTACAACGTTTGATGGAGGGATCATGGAGAAAATCAATGGGATGACAAACGCCTTGGCAGAGTTTGTCACAGACTACTGCGACACGCACGACCTGACGTTCAACGATGCCATGAACGCTCTGTCGCATCTGTTTGTCATTTACGGCTTTGCGTTTAAGGCCGAGGGCGTCACCGACAATGACATGGAAGCATCGTTAAAGCACTGCATAGATCAGGACATCAAGGCAATACGGGAGATGCGCGATGCAAAAGAAGCTTAGGGCTATAGTGGACGATCTGGGTGACGGCACCTACAGCGTTGTGGTTTCCGATTGGGACACGGGCGAGGAAACCACCATCATCCAAGTTGCTGAGAACGAAAAGGATGCGGCGTTCAAGGCGATGGAGGTTGTCAATGGACAATGACATCAAGATGGTAGCCGAGACGCTTGCCACCTACATGGGCCAGATGGTCAACGAGGACCAGCTTGCGCCACCGGACGTGCTGATGGGTGGCATCCGTGCCTGCATCGCGTTCTGGGGCGGTTGCGTCCCCGATGGCAACCGCGTTGAGGCAATGGGCGTCTTGCGGCAGGCGCTAAACGAGGAATTAGACCACATGGTCCGTGGCATGGCCAACGGCTTGGTGCCAGAATGAAGGTCGTGTATGGCAGCCCCAAGACCGTTATGACGCTTGGCATGGCAATGATCGGGGATGTCTTCACGCCATTTATTGGGTTTGTGGACAAGGCCAAGGTGGAAGACAGCCCGCTGTTTTCCGCTGGGTCTGACGCATCCGCCATGATTGACAAGCTTGACGCGCTTGGGGGCGTTGTTATTTATATTGAAAACCCTGACGCCGCCGAGCGTCTTACCAACCACCTGATGCACCTTTTTGATAACGCCGCACAAAGCGACTGGGGTGACATTGAACAAACGGAGGCGGAATTACAATAATGCACCATGTAGTTCTTTTTGGGATTGGGGTTTACCTGATATGTCTGGCGTTTCAAAAATGATCAAACACCTCATCTTGGCGCTGTCCATCTTGCTGCCCACAGCCGCAGCCGCAGAGTTTGCCAAATGTACGGGCGAATATGCCCTGTGCGCGGCCAGCACCTGCACCCCCACGGGCAAGACGATCACCACGACCAGCGGGGAAACCTACCCAGAAGTAATCTGCCGCTGCCCGATCCTGCACGGCCCCGCCGTTGCTGACCTGTCGGCTGGTAACATGACGGGGTCGTGCGATGCGTCTGGCCCAAACCATGTGTGGAGTTTGTATGCGCCGCGCATGCATTTCCGCCAAGAGTGGCAAGACTTCTCGCGCCTGCCGCAGAACAAGAACGCCAAGATACAGGTCTGTGGCGCTGACCTAATGGAGGGCGCAAACTCTGCCAACTGCTTTAGCTTTGACTGCGAGAAGGGCAAGGA